CTACCAATGGCCAGTGTGCTATTCAATTTCCTAGCGGAACGTGGACAGAGGCCGGGACCTTTGAGGGAGAACTTGAGTACACAACAAGTAATAACGGCGTTCAAACAGTGCAAGACTTAGTTAAATTCAAGGTTAGAGAAGACTTTGATTAATGGCATTCAAAAATACATTAAACTATGTTGATCTAAAATCAACTGTTACATTTACAGACATCAATGGTCTTGTACAGTATGTAAATTTGTCGGCTGTAGATGTAACACTAGATGCTTTTTCTAAAGATTTATTCTTCATTGTTGGGCATCCAAACGCTTTAACGCTTTCTATTACAGACTCTGTAGATGTTATAACTTTTTCTAAAGTACTTGCTGATACCCCCACAATAACTGAAGCACTAGCATCCTCTTTTGCAAAATCTTTAGCTGATACACCAGCTGTTTCAGAGACTCTAGTTCATAGTTTTGGTAAAGCTGTTGCTGATTCTTACTCAATATCTGAAACACTAGCATCCTCTTTTGCAAAAGCTTCAGCCGATACAGCATCTGTTTCCGAATCTGTAGCCTATAATTTTAGTAAAGCTATTGCCAATTCAACTTCAATATCTGAAACACTAGCATCCTCTTTTGCAAAAGCTTCAGCAGATACAGCATCTGTAAGCGAAAGTTTTAGTAAAGTAGTAAGTTTTGTAAGAACTTTTACTGAATCACTTAGTCTAGTTGATACGGCAAGCAACGATGATCCATTAACAACTGACTGGTCTACTGGCATTGGGAACTCTGCTACTTTAAGTGAATCATCAGCTTTTGCTTTGACAACACCAGCTTCTGATTCAATGACAATGTCGGAAACAACAGCATCTTCTTTAGCTAAGGCACTTACTGAGACTCCTTCTTTGGCAGAAGCCTTAGCATATAGTTTTAGCACATCTGCAGCAGATAGTGCTACAATATCCGAATCGATAAGTGTTCTATATATTTCGGGTGAAAACAGTGTTCTGAATGCATCCCCACTAGGCACTTTTGCATTTAATTAGGAGAAAATATGATTAATGATGGTTTTAATTTAAAAGGTAAAGTAGAAGTTCGTCTAAATGATGAGGTTGTACGTGAAATTGATAACTTAGTTGTTACCACAGGTAAAGGCTTTGTGGCTGCAAGTATGATAAAAACAACTTCAAACAGCCCAGCAGCGATGACACACATGGCTATCGGATCTGACACAACTAACCCCGCAGCTGGTGATACTGCTTTAGGAAATGAACTTGGTAGGGTTACCCTTACAAGTGCTGCTGTTTCTGGTGCTGTAGTAACTTACATAGCTACATTTCCAGCTGGCACAGGAACAGGTGCAGTAGTAGAAGCAGGTATTTTAAATGCCTCTTCTAGTGGTACTTTGTTATGTCACACTGAGTTTGATGTAGTTAACAAAGGATCCGCTGACGCTATTACGATCACTTGGACTGTAACTGTTAGTTAATTTTTAGGAGTTTTTTAAATGGCGAGTATTAAATATACTAATAATGCCAAAACAACTCTTGCTGCGGATTTAAACAACAGCGCAACAAGTGCTACTGTTGTTAATGGTAACCTTTTTCCATCTTTAAGTTCAGGTGAGCATTTTTATTGTACGTTTGACGACGGAACTAATACTGAAATAGTAAAAGTTACTGCTCGTAGTACGCATGTTTTAACCATTGTTAGAGCGCAAGATAACACCTCAGCGCGTGCATTTAGTTCTGGCGATAAAGCAGAACTAAGGATAACCGCAGTTGTACTTGAAGAAGTTAGCACAAGCACTTCTTCTTGGAATACAGATATCTTTGCAGGGGATGGTAGTGATACTACTTTTACCCTAACTCAAGCCGCAACAGACGAAAAATACTTACAAGTTTATATTGATGGTGCTTTTCAGGCTCACAATACTTATTCTGTTTCCGGTACAACCTTAACGTTTGCTACCGCTCCTGCTAATAGCAGGGTTATTACTGTTTACCACATCGAACCGGTGGCCTTGGGCACTGCTACAGGCGCTACGATTACGGCAAACAACTCAGCTAACGAAACTGTTTACCCCACTTTTGTAGATGGTGCGACAGGTACACAGGGTTTAGAAACAGACACAGGTTTAACTTACAACCCATCAACAGGAATGTTGACTTCTACAGGCTTCACAGGTGCATTAACAGGTAATGCTTCAACAGCGACCATACTGGCAACAGCTAGGACTATCGGTGGTGTATCCTTTAATGGTTCAGCCAACATAGACTTACCGGGAGTTAACACTGCTGGTAATCAAAACACTTCAGGACTTGCAGCTACTGCAACAGCTTTAGCCACAGCAAGAACCATACACGGTGTTTCTTTTGATGGTACTGCTAACATAGATTTATCAGAAGTTATTTCTGATACTGTTGGTGCTATGGTATCGAGTAATACTGAATCAGGAATTACAGTTGCTTACCAAGATGCAGACAACACACTAGACTTTACAATCGGTACACTTAATCAAAACACAACAGGTTCAGCAGCTACTTTAACAACTGCTAGAACTATTGGTGGTACAAGTTTTGATGGCTCTGCAAACATTGCAGTAGCTTTAGCTGCTACAGCTACTACTTTAGCTACAGCTAGAACTATACATGGTGTATCCTTTGATGGTTCAGCTAATATAGATTTAACAGAAGTTGTACAAGATACAGTGGGTGCTATGGTATCAAGTAATACTGAATCAGGTATTACAGTTGCTTATCAAGATAGTGATGGTACATTAGATTTTACAGTTGGAACATTAAACCAAGATACTACAGGAACTGCAGCTACAGTTACCGGTGCAGCACAAACAAACATTACAAGTTTAGGTACGCTTACAACGCTTACAGTAGACGATATTACAATTAACGGTTCTACTATATCTGATGCAGGTGCTTTAGATATAACTAGTGGTGCAGATTTTACTGTAGATTCAGCAGCAGACATTAACTTAGATGCTGGTGGTGGAGACTGGAGATTAAAAGACGATGGCACTACTATTTGCACAATATCTAATGTGTCTGGAGACTTACAACTATTATTAGGTACGCAAGATAAAGATTTTAAATTTCAAGTAAATGATGGTGGTTCTCAACTAGATGCTTTAGTTCTTGATGCAAGTTTAAGTGGTCAAGCAGTAGCTCTTAAATCAGCTAGAATAGGAGAAATAGCTTTAGTAGATGGAACTACAGCTTGGGATGCTGCAGCAGCAGCTAACGCAACCTTAGTCTTAGAAGAAAACACAACTATATCAGCCCCTAGTAACGCAGTTGCAGGAGCAATCATTAGTATAGAAGTAGCACAACACGCAACTTCAGGACCTTACACTTTAGCTTGGAATACAGTATTCGAGTTTGCAGCAAGTACAGCTCCTACTATGACAGCTACAGATGCTAAGACCGACATCTTTAGTTTTAGATACAATGGTTCTGTCTGGCAAGAAATAGGTAGAGTACAAAACCTAGCACAAACCTAATATGGAAGTTCTACAAAGAACAGCTAATCGTGGAAGCGTATCTACAGGGTATGATGTAGATCATAGTACAGCGTTCGACTTTACACGAACTGAATATTATCATTGGACTCCTGGTTCTAATGGAAACAGAAGAACTTGGACATACAGTGCTTGGGTAAAAAGAGGCAGACTACTTAGAAATAACTATCTTTGGAATATGGGTAATGGTGATTATAACCAATACGATAGAACATTATTAAAATTTGATAATGTCGATGCTCTTTATTTCGGTGGGGGTAGTGCATATTTAATAAAAACAAATAGAAAGTTTAGAGACTGTGCTGCTTGGTATCATATTGTACTAGCGTGTGATACTACACAATCAACAGCAGGTAATAGATTAAAGTTATACATAAATGGAGTACAAGAAACAAATTTAGCAACGAACACAGCACCAGATCAAAACTTTGATTTTGCTGTAAACAGAGCTCAGAAACAAACTTATTTTTATAACCACACAGATAGTTCTGACCCACACGATGGAAATGCTTCAGAAGTAATTATGATAGACGGACAACAATTAGGACCAGAATCTTTTGGCGAGTTTAACTCTGATGGTGTCTGGGTACCTATAGATGTAAGTGGTTTAACATTTGGTACAAATGGAATCTATATGGATTTTAGAGCAGGTGGAACAGACATAGGATTTGACTATAGTGGTAATGATAACGATTTAACTGCCGTAAATCTTAATAGTACAGATCATAGTGAAGATACACCAACAAACAATTTTTGCACTTTAGATTTTAACTCAGGATACTTACAAGTTCACGCAGTAGCTACAACAGGATTTACAGGCGGTAACTTATTAAGACAAGGTAGTGGTAGTTCAGGTAATAATGGTAGTGCTGCTATAGGTACAGTTGGAATTAATCCTTTTGAAAGTGGTATTTGGTATTTTGAAGTAGAAGTACCCACCACCAATAATGGAAGTAGTTTAGATGTAGGGTATGGTTGGGGTGCACAGTCTATTGTGAATTCATCTAATCGCGATAATAATTATTTTTATGCAGATAATAGTATAAGATATGTTACTCAAACAGCTCATAGTGGTGGTGATATTCAATCAGTATTATTAACTTGTGGAACTACACCAACAATTAAATTTTATAGAAATAATGGTTTAGTACATACAGCTACACATGGTTCAAATTGGACAGCTAGAGATGAATACTATTTTCCATATGTTTGGGTAAAGGGTGGATCTAACGAAGGAGTAATGAACTTTGGAAACCCCATACAAGAAGGAGCAGTAGCATCACCCAATACAGACCCAAGTGGATTTGGTCAATTTGAATTTGACACCAAATCAGGTTACGCTCTTTGTAGTAAAAATGTAGCGGAGTACGGATAATGGCTTATACAACAATAGACGACCCTACAGCACATTTTCAGACTAAGCTATATACAGGCAATAATACTGCAAACCACGCTATAACAAATGATGGCAATAGTAATTTACAGCCTGATTTGGTTTGGATGAAACATAGAACTGGAAATCATAGCCATTATTTAGTAGATTCAAGCAGAGGTAGAGATAAGGGACTAGCTAGTGATACTACTGCTGCAGAAACTACATCTAGTAGTTCTACCCAAGATTTTCAATCTTTTGATACTAATGGGTTTACTGTGGGAACAGTTGAAACTACAGATTCTATAAATGCAGCTGGAGGATCCACTCTTGTAGCATGGCAATGGAAAGCGAATGGTGGTACGACAACAGCCTTTAGTGAAAGTGGTAATAATCCCGGCGGAAACAGACAAACGAATACAGATGCAGGGTTTAGTATTATTTCTTATACAGGTACAGGAGCTAATGCTAGTTGTGCCTTAGCACATGGATTACCTTCTGCTCCTAAATTTGTAATTTTTAAAAGCAGAAGTGATACTTACTGGTGGGCAACTTGGCACGAAGCTATTGGAGATGATAATAAATTAGCTTTACAGAGTGATGCTGCACAAGATGCAGACGGTGCTTTTATGAATAGTACTTTACCAGATGCTACCAATATTTATGTAGGCGGTACTTCAGTACACACAAACAAAGATGCAGATAACTATATTTGTTATGCTTGGTCACCAATTCAAGGCTACAGTCATTTTGGTACTTATGTTGGTAATGGAGTTACAGATGGACCTTTTGTTTATACAGGCTTTAAACCAGCTTTTATACTTTATAAAACAATAAATGCTGCTGAGGGGTGGGGAATATTAGATAATAAAAGATTAGGCTTTAATGTCTTTAATAATGTATTTAGTGCAAACTCAAACGGTGCGGAATATGGTGGCTCAAACTATAATTTTATGGATATATATTCTAATGGGTTTAAATGTCGTAGAGCAACATATGGTCCAAATCAAAATAATGTCACATACTTATATGTGGCATTTGCTGAGTCGCCCTTCATATCATCAAAAGGAGTGCCAACAACGGCACGATAGGAGTATAATTTTAATATGTGGGCTTTAGTAGAATCAGATAACGTAACACAGGTCTATACAAGACCCAAAGGTTTAACCATAGGTGAGGTTAATTACCCTAGTAATATCTTTATGCTTTGGAGTTCTTCAGAACTAGAAGCTATAGGTATTTATGAGGTTGTCATAGACAACTCAAACTTAAAAAACTCAGAGTATTATATAAATACTGACCAGTCTTTTGCATTTGCAGATGGAACAGTTACAGCTTCGTATGGTACAGCTACAGCAAGAGCTATAGCAGATGTAACTAACGATGATGATACTGTTACTCTGGGATTAAAAACAAATTACAAAGCTATAATCAACCAACAAGCCGGTGGCTTACTACAAGACACTGACTGGATGGTGGTAAGAGCTACAGAAGGTGGTACAGCAGTACCTAGCGACATTACAACTTGGAGAGCTGCAGTAAGAACTAAAGCTAACGCTATGCAGGTACAGATAGACGGTGCTGCAAACGTAGATGCTCTAGCAGCTTTATACGCCTACACATATGCTGACCCAGATGATTTAACATCAGCATTTACTAGACCACTAGGCGAATTCCCTATACTAGGAGCTTAACATGGCAAATACAACAATACCAAGCGAACTTATAGCAGCAGACGCGATAACTGGCGCTAAAATTGCGGACAACGCAGTTGACAGCGAACACTACACAGACGGATCTATTGATACAGCACATATAGCTGATTCGCAAGTTACTGTTGGTAAAATGGCTGCTAATTCGGTAGATTCAGATCAATATGTTGATGGCTCTATAGATACAGCACACATAGCAGATGACCAAGTCACTCTTGCTAAGATGGCCGGTTTAGCCCGAGGAAAAATCATTGTAGGTGATTCCTCTGGAAACCCTGCCGCTTTAGCAATAGGTACAAGTGGTTATGTTCTTAAATCTGATGGTACAGACATTGCCTGGGCCGCGGACGCTGACACCGCAGCGTTAACAACTGAACAAGTACAAGACATTGCAGGCGCAATGTTTAGCTCTAATACAGAGACAGGTATAACAGCAACTTATCAAGATGCTGATGGCACTATAGATTTAGTTGTTGGCACACTTAATCAAAACACAACGGGTTCAGCCGCAACACTAACTACAGCAAGAACAATCGGCGGAACTTCTTTTGACGGAAGTGCAAACATTGCAGTTGGACTTGCAGCTACAGCAACCACATTAGCTACAGCTAGAACAATTGGCGGTGTATCATTTAATGGTTCAGCTAACATTGATTTACCGGGTGTAAATACAGCAGGTAACCAAAATGTAGACGCAGCTCTAGTAGATGGTGAAAACTTTAAAATTAATGGTGGTCAAGGCTCTGACGGACAAGTCTTAACTTCAACAGGAAGTGGAGTAGCTTGGGAAGACGCTGCAAGTGGTGGAGAAACAAATAGACTTCCACTCGCAGGTGGTACGATGAGTGGCAACATTACCATGACATCGAATGTTCTATATGCAAGCGAACTATATACGGCTAGTAGATTAGGACACTTAGATGATGCAGATGGTTATATAGATTTTGCCGATAATTCTATCGTATTTGCTCCTGCTGGAGAAGTAATGAGATGTGTTCACACTGGTTCGGCTGGTGGCACATTACGAATAGGAACAACCTCGGTATTAGCAAGTAGTGCAGAAAAAATGGCTATTCAAGGCGTTGCAGGATTAAGTATAAAGGTTACTTCTTATGCTAATTATCAACCCTTAATTCTTTGGAACAATGCAAGTACAGCAAACAGTTCAAGCACACTTGTTTATATTGCATTTCTTGGGCTTGGGGGCACACAAGTAGGTTCAGTTAGCTCAGTTGGCTCTACCACATCTTATAACACATCTTCAGATTACAGGTTAAAAGAAAATGTAGATTACACATGGGATGCAACAACTAGATTAAAACAACTCAAACCTGCTAGATTTAACTGGATAGAAGATGAAACAAATACCCTAGTTGACGGATTTTTAGCACATGAAGTTTCAAGTATCGTGCCTGAAGCTATTACAGGTGTAAAAGATGAAACAGAAACAAACGAAAATTGTGTTTTAGGCTCTACGGGAAATTTAGAAGTAAAAGGCGTTACAGAAGCAGAATGGACAGCAGGTAAAATACCAGTACTATGGACAGAAGATGATGTACTACCTGATGGCGTCTCAGTTGGAGATGTAAAAGAAGAAGCAGCCTACGCTTCAGATACCACATGGACAGCTTCTCATACGCAAGACCTTAACCAATCAATAGACCAAAGCAAACTTGTGCCACTGCTCGTAAAAACAATACAAGAACTAGAAGCAAGAATAACAGTATTAGAAGGGTAAATAATAAGGAGTAAAGAATGAAATTTAACTTAATTAAAAACGTAGTAGGTGCTTTAGCCCCTACACTTGGGTCAGCATTAGGCGGACCACTAGGTGGGCAAGCAGCCTCAGTTATTGCCGGGGTTCTTGGTTGTCAACCAGATCCCAAATCTATTGATAAGGCTATACAAGCTGCAACTCCAGAACAAATGTTAGAGCTTAAAAAAGCTGAACAGGGGTTTGAGATGCAGATGAAAGAGCTTGATGTAGATATATTTAAGTTAGAAGTTCAAGACAAACAAGATGCACGTGGTAAGTTTAGTAAAGATTGGACAGCTAGAATTATGGGTACAGTTGTTGTTGGTGGGTTTATGGGTTACATATTTTTAGTAACTTTACAGCCACCCGAACAAAATTCAGAAGCACTTATCAACTTAGTGCTTGGATATCTTGGTGGATTAGCTTCTGCTGTGATATCATTTTATTTTGGTGCTTCAAACACACCTGATAAAGATAATTAAAGGAGTAAATTATGTCAGAAGAAACGAAAATTGATTCGGTTAATTTTAATGGAGAGCAGTACCTTTTAGAGAGTTTAACCCCAAGGGTTATGGATTCTCTTAATGTGTTAATTAAATTGCAAGGTGCAATAGCAGAACTTGCAGTAGATTTAAAGGTAAAACAAAGTGCTCAAATTCATATATCTGAAGAAGTTAAAAAGTTTATCGAAGAAGATAAAATTGAACCTAACCCAAAACAAGAAGATGAAAACGTCTGAAGAAGGTAAAACATTAATAAAAACATTTGAAGGGTGCAAATTACGCGCCTACTTAGATGCAGTTGATGTTCCTACTATTGCTTACGGGCGTACAAAAGATGTAAAAATTGGGGATATTTGTACGCAACAACAAGCCGAAGACTGGTTAGAAGAAGAATTAGTAGAGTATGAAGGGTACGTTAACGAAGCTGTAAAGGTAGAGTTAACACAGCCACAGTTTGATTCGCTTGTATCCTGGACATATAATCTTGGTCCATCAAACTTAAACAAAAGCACCATGTTAAAGGTGCTAAACAACTCAGACTACGACAAGGTTCCTGAACAAATAATGCGATGGAATAAAGCCGGCGGTAGAGTACTTCCAGGTTTAGTTCGTAGACGAGAAGCTGAAGCAGAAATGTTTAAAGGAAATGATTGGAGCATAATATAAATGATCGACGACGTATCAAATAGGCTAGACAAATTAGATACTAAAATAGATAAATTAGCCGATGCAATAGTCGCTATTGCTCGCATAGAAGAGAGGGTAACAACAGTCTTGAAGCAAAATGACAGATTTATTATGCGAATGGATCGTTTAGAAAACAGAGTAGAAACTGTAGAACAAAAAGCAATTGTAAATTCTAAGGGGATAAACATGTTTGAAAGACTTTTTTGGATTGGAGTGTCCGCAATCGCCAGTATAATTGTGTATAATCTAAGATGATATGGCGTATTTTAAACTCATCCAGTTTGGCGGAATTGCTCCTCAAGTCTCACCTAGACTACTAGCAGACACCCTAGCCCAAACAGCTTCCAACGTTAACTTAGAGAGTCAACGTCTAACGCCTATAACTGATGATACAGTTACAAACCCCAAAGCAGATGTAACCACTCTTTCTAGTTCTAATAGAAAAAGCGTTTACAAATACACAGATACACAATGGCTACAGTTTGATGAAGACGTAGACGTTGTACCTGGGCCTATAGCAGGTGATACAAACAACACTGTCTATTGGACAGGCCAGTCCTACCCTCGCATGGGTAGAAGTACCAATGTTATTGGTGGGACTGTATATCCTGCCGCTCATTTTAGATTGGGAATTGAATCTCCTGCAAATACGCCAGCTGTGGCAATTAAAACACCAGTGTCTATTAACGCTACGGTAACCACGTCCAGCGGTTCGTCAGTATTGACAGTGACCACGGCCAGTGCCCACGGTGCGGCGGTAGGTGAATACGTTAAACTTGCAGGTTTTGGCGCTCAAAATGCTGTACCCGCAGATGATATAAACCAAACACATAAAATAGCTACAGTACCAAGCACAACCACTTTAACGGTAGAACCTGCTATTGCAGCTACTGGTGCAAGTACATCTAGCACTATTAACAATGGTGCTACGTTTAAAGACCTTGCAGACCAGCTACCAGATTTTTCTACTTCTTATGTGTATACCTTTGTAAGTGCGTACGGCGAAGAAGGCCCACCTTCTGCTGCATCTACTGTAATTACAACAGACGATAACGCTACTATTACCGTAAGTAACTTGTCAACAGGTCCTGCTAAATCAAATTCCAATTTAGGTTCCGGTGCAGTTAAACGTATATATAGATCTAACACGGGTTCTAATACAACAGCTTTTCAGTTTGTTGCAGAAGTTGCTCTGTCCACTAGTAGTTACGATGATACTTCTAGCAACGATCAGTTAGCAGAAATAATCCCCTCTACTTATTGGATCGCACCACCAGATGATGATAGTTCTACCTACCCCGATGGCCCTTTAAAAGGATTAACTGCTTTGCCCAATGGCGTTATGGCAGGGTTTACTGGTAAGCGTTTATGTTTTTCAGAAGCGTTTTTGCCTTACGCTTGGCCTATTAACTATAGAATAACTTTAGAAGACCCGATTGTTGGAATTGCAGGGGTTGGAAATGGTGTTATTGTTACTACAGAAAGCCGTCCTTATCTTGTAGCTGGAACTGATCCGGCTTCTATGAGTGCTATACGTATGGAAACCCCACAAGCGTGTTTAAGTAAAACATCAATGGTAGATATGGGTCAATATGTTATTTATGCAGGGCCAGACGGACTTGTGGCAGCAGCTGGTACAGATGTACAAGTTATTACAGAGGGGTTAATCACTCCTGATCAATGGCAGGCTCAATATTACCCAAGCACAATTAATGCTACTTTGTGGAAAGGTAGGTACTTAGGCTTTTATAGTACAGGTTCTGGTTTTGGTGGGTTTATATTTGATCCTCGATCCGAACAAAAATCACTTACTACTCTAACAGCAAGCGCGTTAATTAGAGGAACTTTTACTGATCCCGATGATGGTAACGCTTATTTAATTATTGCCAATCAAATTAAAAAGTTTCAAGGTGGTACAACCGACCAAACTTATACTTGGAAATCTAAAGAATTTACTTTACCAAAACCAACAGGTATGAGTTTTGTTAAAGTAGATGCAGAAGCTTACCCAGTCACTATTAAAGTGTATGGGGACGGTACTTTATTTTACACCGGCACTATTGCTCTATCTGGTACACAACACTCAGTGTCAGGTAGTTATATTAATCCAGCGGGTAGTTCTGTCACTATAAGTTCAACTAGTATAGGGGAGCCTATTCTTAGACTACCCCCTAGAATTTTTACTACTTACGCTGTGGAAGTATCTTCTGCAAAAGTTGTAAATGAAGTTGCTATAGCTGAATCTATGGATGAAATAAGAGGAGCCTATAGGCAAAAATATCCTGAGTATTATTAGACCATGGCAGAAACTAAAGTTCCAGCCATTAAGAATATTCCGGCAAAAACAGATCCCGAAACTAAACTCGCATTAGAGTCTATAAAAGAAGCAGTAGAAGTGCGACTAGGCAGAAGGGGAGATCCCAAAGATAGAGCCGTAACTTTACGCGAACTTATAGACAGTGGGTTAGCGACAGACTTAGCTCAATCCCCTTACAACCCTAACACCGGCGCAACAGGTTTTGGACCTATTAGAGAAAGACCAGGTGACGTAATAGTACCACCTGCTCCTACTTCGCTTACTGCTAGTGGCTTATTCACCGACGTTCTTTTATCTTGGAATCAAAGTACTAATACTGCGCCCTATGGTAATCATGCGTTTACTGAAATTTGGCGTTCTCAAGCAGAAGATTTAAGTAGTGCTGTTCTTGTAGGAACAACTAACGCTTTTATATATACCGACAAAGGACTTGAGTATGACTTTACCTATTACTATTGGGTTCGTTTTGTAAGCACTTCAAACACTCCTGGTCCTTGGTCTAATATGGCTAGTGCTACAACTATTGAAAACATAGCAGCCACAATGGCCGCTCTTAGCGAAACATTAGCAGACTTGCCTGGATATAATTTAATTGCAACAGGCGCAGCAGCGGCCACTGTTATTAAACAAAGTAGTTCTCCAAGTGCCAGGGCCGACGGTTCTGCATTGGGGGTACATGATTTTTGGTTTGACACCGATGATAGTCAGATTTATACGAGAAATGCAGCCAACAATGCTTGGGTAGCAGGACGCGATTCAACTTTAGTAAGTGTATTTGGAGCTACTAGTTTTACAGGTAGTACTCTTACGGCAGCTATGGCTAGTGCACAACAAGACGTAATTACAGTTACTAATGCCCAAAACGCTACTGCTAGTTCTCTTAGTACTTTAAGTAGTACAGTTGGAGGGCACACTTCTTCTATTTCTAGTTTAAGTACTACCACAGCCAATCTTAATGGCGATGTAAATGCCATGTATGTTATAAATGTTGCAACAGAATCTAACGGCAGTAAGTCAGCCGCGGGTATGGTCATTGGCTCAAACGCGAGCAGCGGTTCAGGAGCCACATCCTACGTACAGTTTCGAGCGGACACATTTGCTATTTGGAACCCCTCTACTACAAGTACTGTGGCTCCATTTATTATTACGGATAATGTAGTATACATAGACACAGCTCGTATTAAAGATGCTGCAATTCTTGACGCTAAAATTGGCACTCTAGATGGTGGAAAAATTATAGCGGATACCATTACAGCTACTCAAATAGATGGTGGCACTATTACGGCTACTGAAATAGCCACTGATACTATTACAGCCGATGAAATAGCCTCTAATACTATTACAGCACTCGAAATAGCAGCTAATACTATTACAGGAACGCAGATTAATGCAGACACTCTTAACGTTAAACATTTTGATAATGTTAGTACAGACATTAAAAGTCATCTTAGTGCGGGTACTTTTTTTCCTTTAGGCAGAAGTGCACAGAATTATGTACAACGTTCTGGCACGTACACAGGCAGTAATGCTTCGTTTGTTCCCGTAACAATTACACAAATAAGAAATAATGCCACTTACATTGCAATTTTTGCTGGTGTTCTTGGTAATGTAAGTGGGGGGGTAGTGCAATACTCTTTAAACAATTCTACTTGGGTAAATGCAAGTGGTAATACTAATATATACTGGAATGCAGGAACATACAGGGGCTATAGCTATGTTTACACGGGTCAAATAACCGGGTTAAGTACTTCTCAAAGCACTGTTTATTGGCGAGTTTATTTTAGTGGGGGGTATAACCACACTCAGCTTTCTTTAAATATAATTATGGATAACACTCAATAATGTACACATACACAGTTTATAATACTGATTCTGGTGAAATTGAATACGCAACTTCGGGTGTGGCTCATCAATCAGAAATACCTCTTGCAAGTGGTTTTAGCATTATAGAAGGCTCTTATTCAGCTAATCGATACTTAATACAAAGCGGTGCCGCTGTTGAAAGAGCGGATTTAGTTTTAAATGAAGTACGAGCAAATAGAAATGTCCTGCTTGCTGAATCGGATTGGACACAGGTTGCCGATAGCCCTTTGTCAGACTCTAAAAAAACAGAATGGGCCACGTACCGTCAAGCGTTAAGAGATTTACCATCAACTGACCCAATAGTCTGGCCAACTGAACCTAGTTAAGGTACTATAAAGATTATGAAATGCGGAGGTATAAATCAAATGGGAATGAAAGGTATGTACAAGAAAAAGCCTGTTAAGAAGAAAAAACCGGCAAAAAAAGGCAAGAAGAAATCTTCATACGGCTACTAGCCGTGGACGATGACATAGACTACTATTAAGGAAACATTATGGATAAAGGATCTATCTACAAAGCTTACAAAGTAACGCTTGAAGGACAACGGGCCCAGGTCACTTTAGACCTAGAAGTGCTTACTTCTAACCCTACTTCAATACCGGAGCATATTAACTTTACAGAGTACTTAGACCAACTGGTTGGTAAATTGGTTGAGATTAATGATAAAATAAAGTTAGTTGATTTTTTAATTACGCAGGAGAAAAGAGATGGCGTCTAGAACACCAGGACCAACAACAAAAGGTAAAATTGGAGACACAGAAGTTGAAGAAACTACAATGATGCCTAATGTACCTAACAGAGAACGCGCAGAAGACGCTATAAATTTTGAAGGTTTACCTACAAAAAATGCACAGGAAATAGCTAAAGAAATTTCTATATCTTATAACCCTAAGAAGCCTAAAAAGTAATGCCTAGAAAAGCTAAACGACCATCTCAACAGGTCAAAAAGAAAAGCATTTCTAAACGTCAACAAACGTCTTTAAACAAACACAGTAAGCACCACAGTGCAAAGCACATGTCCTTTATGAAAAGGCGCATGCTTATGGGTGATACTATGAGACAAGCACACAAAAAAGCCCAAGCTAAAGCTGGCAAGTAATGGGCAGAAACTATCGGCAAGAATACGATAGATACCAAGGTACAGCTACACAAAAAAAACGCAGGGCTGGTCGCAACAAAGCACGTCGTATAATGATAGCTAAAGGCAAAGCAAAAAAGGGTGATGGTAAAGATGTTGCACATAAAGACAACAACCCTTTAAACAGCGTGGCTAAGAATATGAGGATGGAATCAAAAAGATCAAACCGTTCTTTTAGAAGAACAAAAAACGCGAGAAGAGCATAATGGCTAAAAAGGGGTTATACGCAAATATACACGCAAAAAGAAAACGTATAAAAGCGGGTTCTAAAGAAAAAATGCGTAAAAAAGGGTCTAAAGGGGCTCCAACTAACAAAGCATTTAAGAAATCTAAAAAAACAGCTAAGAAAAAGTGATAATTTGCTATACTATTGCTATAGCATTGTTGCTAATGAGTATAATTATGTATATAGAATATATTGAAAAATTTTTAAATGGGGTAAAAAAAGCCTATGCAAAACTATTTAAAAAAAGTTTAACCCCAGAAAAACCAATAAGGAAGAAAAGTGCCCCGCAAAAAAGAAAACCCAATAAGAAAAACAACAAAGGGTAAAGGCGCTAACTACCGTAAAACTAAATCGGGTGCAGGTATGACTGCGAAGGGCGTTGCTGCTCATCGCAGAGCAAATCCTGGATCCAAACTTAAAACTGCAGTAACAGGAAAAGTTAAAAAGGGAAGCAAAGCTGCTAAAAGACGTAAGTCTTATTGCGCTAGATCTGCTGGGCAGATGAAGAAATTCCCTAAAGCTGCAAAAGACCCGAACTCAAGGCTAAGGCAGGCTAGAAAGCGTTGGAAATGTTAATAAAAAAATATGAAAAAACGCGCACTTCTAGTTTTAGGGTTAGTATTATCATTTAATTCATATGGGGATCAGACAGGTAACTGTACTGCTGGCACTCAGTATTGCGAGCAAAATAGTTTGGATACTACTAACAACACCACAACTAATAACTCCAATACCAATGTAAACACCAATAATAATACTAACTCAAATACCAATTCTAATACCAATGTCAACACGAACAACTCTACTAATACAAATAACAACACCAGTTCTAATACCAATTCTAATACCAATTCTAATACTAACGTAAATACGTCAAGCTCAAATAATGTTAATGCAAACACCAATGTTAATACTTCAAATTCAACATCTAACTCAACAGTAAATTCAACAGTAAATCAAAATGTCACTAATTCAAGCACTTCGAATAATACTAACGTCAACACTTCGAATAATACAAATGTCAATACTTCAAAATCGGATTCAAATGTTACAACTAACAACAAAAATGTTAATCAAAATAACAACACATCTGATAACACGAATAGAAACATTAACCAATCGAGTTCGACACAAACTATTAATCAAAACGTAAAAAGCGAAGCTCCCCCTGCTTCAGCTATTGCCCCATCTATAATGTCTTATTCACAAGACTTATGTACCGTGGGCCGGTCGGGTGCATTTCAAGGACAAGTGTTCGGTTTTTCTTCAGGGCGTACAGTTACAGACACAAACTGTGAGAGATTAAAATTATCTAAATACCTCTACGATATGGGAATGAAAGTAGCATCTATTAGTTTGCTTTGTGCGGATGAACGTGTTTTTAACGCTATGGAAATGGCAGGTACACCTTGTCCTTACAAAGGTAAGATAGGGAAAGAAGCAACTGTAGCTTGGGAAGAAAACAATCAAGACAGACCAGACTATAAAATTTGGTACAAAGAAAAAGTTAAAGAATGCAAAAGAGTATGGCACTCAAACAGTCAACTTAAAAAAGAATGCATAGCTGGCTTAAAATAACATGTTGTTTATTACTAACAAGTAATCTATCAGCAACATACATCTATGAAGCCAATCAATCTTTAATAGACCTCACAAACCAATCGGGCACTACTAATCTTAATGCAGGAGACGACCAAGTCTCGGCTGTTTTTAATTTAGGATTTACGTTTGATTTCTATGGTCAAGCCTTTACCCAAGGGCGCATAGCTACCAATGGTTGTCTGCATTTTAAAACTTCTGGTGCTTACTGCAACGACTACACGCCAGACCCGTTAGCTTCTCAATACACTTATACAATGCTACCTTTTTGGACTGATCTTATAAGAGACAACGACTCTAAAATGTTAGCAAAAGCCTTCAGTGATAAAACGGTATTTGGTTGGTATGACATGAGAGAGTACAACCGAGCATCTGATAACAGCTTTGAAATAATACTTTGGACTAATGATAGCTTTGAATTTAGGTATGGTGCTTTAGATGTTATTAACCACGATGTTTTGATAGGAGAAGTAGGTAGTGGTAGCTCTGAAGTTTATGAATACCTGTTTCATGATGAATGTAACACAGGCTCTACGAACTCTAGTTCTTGCGTAAACACAAACTGGAACGACTCTTCTTCTAATACTATGTTAGAGAACGGTGGTTCTTTGTTTGGTTCAGGTTCAGGTAATGGTGTGGATTGTGGCAACCCCCTTAA